GAGATTATAGAAATAGTAAATTTATTATTGGTGAACCTTATGAAATGCACTATAGGTTTAGTCAGCAAAGGTTAACTCAAGGTGGTGGGGGTGCTACTGAACTTATAAGTGGTCGATTACAAATACATCATTTCTATATTAAGTATGAAGACTCTGGTTTCTTTCAAGTAGAAGTAACACCTGAGAATAGAGACACCTCTTTACATAAATTTACTGGTCGTTTGCTTGGTGCTGCTTCTGCTTCTATCGGTCAGATTAATTTAGATACAGGTACATTTAAAGTGCCTATTATGAGCAAGTCAGATAGAGTAGATATAGATGTAAAAAACAATACCTTCTTGCCTACATTGTTAGCTAGTGCAGAGTATGAAGGAGTATTTCACATGAGGAGTAGAAGAACTTAATGGGATATTTAAGAAAATCAAAGCTATCAGATCTTAATTATGTATGTCAAAACATGAGACAAATGGATAGATTAGAAGGTTTATATCAAACAGGTAGAGATCCAGAAGACGCATTACGCTTGTCGTTTTTGTTTGGTAAAACAATATTAACAATAGCTGGTGACGAGGATCAACCTATGGGCTTATGTGGAGTGCGTAAAGATGGTTGTATATTTATGATCTGTACTGATGAATTATTTTCTAATAAAAAATATAAAATACAACTAATAAGAAAAGGTAGAGAATGGATAGACAGTTTGTTGAAATCTTATAAACTCCTATATAATTTTGTATATGCAGAGAATCATACTGCTATAAAGTGGTTAGAAGCTCTCGGTTTTGTTTTTATAAATTATCACGAAAAGTATGGTCAACATGAAAAACCATTTTATGAATTTCTGAGGATTGCCTAAATGTGTTCTCTTGCTGCTGGTATTAGTGGAGGTCTAAATCTTTTTCAAGGTCTTGCCATGCAAGGTGCTGCAAAAGAAAAAGCAGAAGGTACTTTTCAACAAGAAGTAGAAGGTACACAATCTGCTGAAGACAACAAAAGAAATAAACAATTAGCTTTATCTGAACAAAAAGCATCAAAAGAAAAAAAAGAAGCACAAAATATATTTGCTAAAAACATAGAAATATTACAAGCACAAAAAACTTTATTAGCATCAGGACAAGCAGGTAACAATATAAATTTATTGTTTAGAGAATTAGGAGGTAAGGGTGCTAATTTTAGAGAATCTATAAGGCAAGAATTAGAATCATTTAGTAGACAATATGATAGAAATATACAAGGTACAGAATCAGAGTATCAAAACATTAGAAATAGATTAAGAAGTAATACTATACAAGCATATAATCAAATACCCTCAACAGGATCAATTATTTTAGGTGCTGCTACAAGTGCCTTTAATACCGAACTTTCTTTAGATGATGGATTCTTTAGCTAATTATGACATCTAGTTTTCAAAGCACAGCAGCCACAAGGATTTACGATAGTCCTGTAAATACTTTTGTACAACCTGTTACTGCTGTACAAAAAAGTAGTATGGCAGATTTAGCAGAAATCTTACAAACAGTTAATCCAACATTAGAAAAGTTTTTTGTAAATAGAGCTAATCAAAAAGCAGAAAAGGATAGAAAACAAGCTGTTGCTGATGTTTTAGATGCTGAAATAAATGGTGGTGCTATTGCTGATTTATCAAACAGAATTGAAAAAGTTGAAGGTAGACAGACAGCTAGAGAAATAATAGGTGGTACAAGGGCTTATAGAAGACAATATGAAAAATCTTTAGTAGCGTTACAAGCTCAAAAAAGAGGTAACAGAATGGATAGTGACTATGATGTCACTAGAATAGATACAGGTGCAAAAGATGAAAACGGAAAACCTATATTAAAATTTTTAAAAGAATTTAGTACTGATAGCAATGAATATAGAACTTGGAGAAAAAGTTACCTTGATGAAGATTTAGAGCTTTTTCGAAAATTAGGTATTGATTCAACTGTAGTTGATGATTTTTACATACCTGAAATGAGTAAGGAAATGTTTAAAAATGCTAATTATGGAACTAAACAAAATCAAGCTTTTGAATATAATAAATTTTTAGGATTGATGCCTGAAGTTTTAACAGAAGCATCTTTACATTTAAGCAAAGGAGAAGACGATCAAGCTGGTGAAATTTTAAATAACTACTTAGAAAATATGTATAAAGGTGGTATTACTGGCACAGATGCTACTAAAACATATACAACTCTTATAGATAATATTTATGCTCAAGGCGAAAAACTATTAGATATAGATGTAAGCAAACCTGATGCTGCACAAAAATTAGCTCTAGCTGAAAGTTTCCCAGATAGGCTTTTAAGTTTAGTTAAGTATGGAGAAAAAGATCTTAGAAGTCATAAAGACTATCTGACAAAATCAGCAGCTTTTGATGAAAAGTTTGAAAGATTAGTATTGCAAAAAATTAAATACAAAAATCAAGTACAACCTTTACTTAATAAATTAGAAATTAAAAATAAGTTTCAAAATATAAATAAAATACCTCTTACTGTAGATATGACAGATGCAGAAAAAACTACAGCAATAGAAAATAAACGAAACGGATATGAAGCGTTAAAAAATGATCCTAGATTTACAACAAAAGAAGAACAAGATTATATAGATCAATTAGGACAATCAGATAACTATGATCTTAAAAGTAAAATTATTCCAGATTTAAAAAAGAAAATTACATTAGGTGTGTTTGATGGTTTAGATACTGATTTAGAAAAAGCTATTTCAGATATAGAAAATAATCATGCAACAATGGACAATGAAGCAATCGACTTAATAGATAAACTTAAAACTTTTGCAGCAAATAGTGATGGATTAGGAGAAGATATACAAGCTTCTACAACTAATATAATGAATATAGTTAACGATAACTTAGGTGTAGGAGATAAGTTTCAAATACTTGAACCTTTTAGTCAAAAAACTAGGTCAAATATGTTGAAATCAACTAAGCTTGGTTTTGAAGTTCGAGATAAAATAAAACAATATTATATAGATTATATAGAAACAAATGGTAAACGACCTACAAGTTTAGAAATACAAGCAATAGAACAACAATATGCTGTGCAAGCTTTAGCTTCTGATGGAAAACCAGAATTTGTAAAGTTAAGAAATCAATTATATCCAAACGCAGAAAATCCTTTCAAAAAATCAGAACGACAACTATATCAAGAAAAAATTGAAGGAATAAATTTAAACAGAACAGTACCAGAAGGTTCATTTGGAATAGGCACACAAGAAAATGAAAGAACAAGAAAATTACAACAACAAGACACAAATACAAATAATAATTTTTTTGAAGAAGGACCAAATTTAGGTTCTGTACCACAATTTGAAAGAAGAAGGGGTGCAGGTTATGGCGGTGGTATGCCAATAGAATTTAATTTACAAGAACTTTTAAATCAAGAAAACTTCCCTGATTTTGGTGGTTTAGCAGAGTTAGTAAGAGGTGGAGAATCTTTAGGTAGTGGTCTTTATAATGCTTTTAATGGTGGTACAACTGATACAGCAGGTGAAATGGATATAACAAGTAAAACTATAGGTGAGATGGAGCAAATGCAAGCTGATGGCAAAGTCTTTGCAGTAGGAGCTTATCAATTTACACCTAATGTTTTAACAGAAGCTAGAGTTTATTCTGGTCTTAACAAAGATGATATTATGACACCAGAAAATCAAGATAGATTATTCTGGGGTATGTTACTAAGTGGCAGAAAACGACCTTCTTTAGCTGCGTACCTTACAGGTCAAAGTGATGATCTAAATGCAGCACATGAAGATTTAGCATTAGAATTTGCTGCAATACAAGGACCAGATGGCAAAGGTATGTATGATAATGACAAGGCTGGAAACTATGCCAGAATAGATGCAAACCTAGTCAGAGAATCTTTAATTGCTGCTCGCAAACTTTTAATGAATAGAGAATGACAGACTCAAACTTAATTCCACAAGACGAAAATACAGTACCAGAAGGTGCTTTCGGTATTGGGTCTAAAAAAACTGATGACTTTACAGAGAATGAAAGGCTAAGAAATTTTGGTATTAAAGATATACCTAAAGCAATCTTTGACCAATTAAAAAGCAACTCAGGTGCAATCGTTGTACCAAATCAAATTACAGAAGAAGTTTTAGAGAAAGCTGCTGAAAATCAAGATAAGTTTTTAAAACCAAAATCAGAAGAAGAAGAGACATTTTTTAGAGCTACCGCAGCAGGTATCGCTGACATACCAAACGAAATAAAACATATAGCTGATTGGATTCAAGGTAATCCTTATGATCCAAATGAACTAATTGATTTAAAAGCTTTAGGTCTTGAAAAAGAAGGTGATTTAGATGATGCAGCATATCAAGTTTTTAAATTTGGTGCTGGTTTTTTAATACCTTATGCAGGTTTTAATAGAGCTTTGCAAAAGGTAAATGGCATAAGATTGTTAAAAGGAGTAAAAAATTATGACAATATCGCTACTGGTGCTAGATGGTTTACCGCAGGTGGAGCAGCAGATTTTGTTGGTGTAGATGCTTATGATGAAAACTTATTTAATTTTTTAGCTGATATAGAAAATCCAGTACTTACTAATAGATTTGTAAAACCTATTGTTGAATATTTATCTGCACCAGAAAGACCAGCAGAAGGAGGTGAAAGTAACTTTGGTGAAGCAAAACTAAAACAGTTTTTGACAGGTACAGTTTTTGGAGAAGCTATTGGACTAACAGCAACAGCAGCAACTAAAGGTTTGCCTAAATTAAAAAATGTATTAGAACCATACGCTGTAAGACTTATTGATGACATTACAGGCGGTCCTAATATATTAAATCCAGAACAGATGGCTGATAGAACTATTCAGCTATTGAAGGATATAAAGAATAACCCAAAAAGATTAAGTTTTGCTTTAAAACAAATTGAAAGATTAAAGAAAGCAACTCTTGTAGGTAGTAAAGAATTTTCAGATGAATTTACAAAAGTACTAGATGATTTGCCTAAGTTTGATGAAGTAACACCAAAAACTAAAGTAACAAAAAAAACTAAAATTAAAGCTACTGATTTGCCTTTACAGCAATCAAAACCTAATCCTAAAATTTGGAATGATGTAGAAAGTATTACTGATGATACATGGAAAGCTACAGGTAAAGTACTAAATAGAATTGTTATACCTGATGAGTTTTCAGTAGAAGCTGCAAGTGCTATGGGCTATGATGAACTGTTGCCTAAAGTAATTCAGATAGCAAAAAAAATTAGTCCTAATGACCCAGAAAAACACATGAGGGTTATTTATCTTGGTGCAATAAAAGAACAAAAAAGATTAGCTACAAACGTAAGTCAATACATGACCGATATAGAACAAGCTTTCATGCTTGGAGAAGAGATACCAGATGAACTATTGCAGAATTGGTCGGAAGATGTATCAAAGATGATAAATCTTGCAGGTCCAACTAAAAAAATAAGCAACGAAACAGCAGGTACAGTAAGAGTAAATAAACTTATAGATGCAGAACCTAAAGATGTTATTCGTAAATCTGTTGATGAAGAAGTACAAGCAGGTATTGGTGGTGGAGAGAAAACTGCTGAACGTGCAAGAAAAGAAAAATTCCAAACAACAACAAGAGATTTAGTTGAAAAGACTAAAAAACAAATAGCTGAACAAAAACTAATACCAACAAAAGAAGAGCTTTATGAAGGTATGCAAACTTATATACAAAATAATGATATTGAAGGTTTGTTAGGTATTACAAGAAAAGTATTAGCTATGCAGGGTGATAGTAAAAAAATAAGCAAGCTTGTAAAAGGTATGAATTTATTTGATAGAGGAGCTAAAGGGTTGAGAATTAGTAATGAGTTGTTTATAAATAATTTATTGTCAGCACCAGAAACACAAATTATTAATATTATTGGTTCTTTATTTAATGTTGCTCTTGGTCCTTTAGATCTAGCAGCAGGTAGTCCAATTATGGACAAACAAATGAAAATAAGGGCAGCTAGAGAACTTGCTACTATTTTTACCTCTTCTATAGATAGTCTTAAAGCAGCAGGTAAAGCGTTATGGCTTGATAAGAATATTCTTGATGAAAGAAGAATGTTTGGTACACAAGATGCTTATGAAAGATATGCAATAAGAATGATGGGTGATAGTGCTTTTGCAAAGAGTATAAATTTATTTGGTCATGGAGTTAGAGTGCCTTCTAGATTAATGATGGCAGGTGACGAGTTTATAAAACAAATTGCATTTAGATCAGGTCTTATGGGTGATCTTACGCAACAAGCAACAGAAAAAGGATTAACAGGTAAATCTTTTCAAATTTATGTAAAAAGTAATTTTGATGAAATTATAGATATTGTTAATACCAAAAGTTTTACTAAAGGACAAGATAGTGCTTTTCCTGATTTTGTACCAAATGAAAACATTTTAGACGCATATACAAGAAATTTAGATTATGCAGCAGATAGAACATTTACAACTGAACTAGGCAAAGGATTTGGTTTAAATGGTTTTGGTTCAGCCCAAACAAAAAAACTTGCAGAAATATTAAAATCTTCTGCTTTGAGGCCAATAGTTCCTTTTGTAACTACACCTGTAAATATAGGTAAACAAGTTTTTAGAAGAACAGGTGTACCAGATATGAGGACTTTATTTAAAGGTATGCCACCAAAATATAATGCAACTTTAGGAAGAATTTTAAAAGAACATAATGATAATTTATTAAGTGATGATTTGGCTACTGCATACAGAGCTAACGGAGAAGCTACTGTAGGCGGTCTTTTATGGGCTTATTTTATATCTTTAGCAGCAGCCAAAGATGACCCAGAAGCAGAATTAGCAATTATTGGTGGAGGTCATCATAATAAATATTTAAGAGAAGGAGAGAAAAGAACTGATGAATTACCATATAGTTTTAGAGTTTTACAAAAAGACAAAAATGGCAAAGTAATTAGAGGAGATAATGGTTTACCAAATTACGAATACTTAGATCTTTTATCTCGAATGGAACCAATAGGTTCTTTATTTATGATTGCAGGTGATATGGCATATATTAGAGATTTTGTAAGTGATGAAGATTATGAAAATGCTGCTAATGCTCTTACAGGTTTAATGGCAAGAAATATAGGCAATAAATATATGCTGCAAAATATTGCAGAGTTTATTGATTTAACAAATGATGTTGGTGCTTTAAAAAGGTTTTATAGAGTGCCAGCAAATTACGCTGCAAATCTTGTACCTTTTTCTTCTTTATGGAGAAGTATTACAAGAGCAAGAGGTGAAAAATGGACATACGAACTTCGTGATAATGAAGGTAAATTATTAGGAACTAAAACATACGAAGGTAGATTTCCAAAAAGAAAAACTAAATTTAGAAAAGGAGATAAACAACCTCAAACAGAAAGAATGGAAGATAAGGGAAACTATACAGAAGATTATGGTGAATATGAAGGTAATGATTTTGGTAGTTTAAAACTATCTAATAATCCTTTTCAAGATTTTGATATTTTTGGCACAATGATAACAAGAAGTTTGCAAGACTATACAGCAGGTTTTAGTGCAGATATTGAACCAATAAGAAGCATGACAACAGGCAGAATTGCAGAATACCCAGAAGGTGCTTTCTTTGGTAATTATTTCAATCCTTTTAAATATAGAAAAGAAAAAGACAATCCTGTTGATGAATACATAAGAAGATTAGATCTAAAGCTTGTACCACCGCTTGATACTATTAGATTTAATAAATATGGTAATGAAGTAAATTTAACAACACAACAATATAACAAGCTAACAAGTTTAATACCTTTTATAAAAATAAGCTATGACGAAAAAGGCAGACCTTTCTTTGATCCGCAAAATGGTAAACGCTTTCCAGAAATAATTTTAGAACTTTCAAGAAATAAAAATAATATCAAAGCTTTAAAATTTTTAGAAGCTGATCGTTCTGGTGGTATTGACGCACAAGGGATGTTAACAAGAAAAGAAATTATAAGAACAGAACTTCAAACACCAGTAAGAAAATTTTGGAAGGATTACAAAGAAGTTGCTGTAGAGTACTATAAAGAATATATTATGGATAAAAAAATAAAAACAATGGCTGAAAATGAAAACAGAAGAGCTAATGAAGATATAATGCAAATATTAGAGAACTTCTCTGGAAATTAACTATGGCTACTAACACCACAGCTACGTCACAAACCCATAACGGAAATGGTAGTACAGCCACTTTTGCTATATCTTTTTCTTTCTTAGAAAATACTGAAGTTGATGTTACAGTTGGTGGTGTTCTTAAAACACTAGGCACACACTACAATATTAGTGGTTCGTCAGTTACTTTTACTTCTGGTAATATTCCTCCTTCTGGTACAAACAATATTAAATTTCAAAGAGATACAAATATAAGTACAAAAAAAGTAGATTTTGCTGATGGTAGTGTTTTAACAGAAACAGACCTTGATAATAATAGTGACCAAATATTATTTGCTCAACAAGAGATTACAGATAAATTA